GGCTTGTGCGGCTTCGGGTTTGTTGCCCTGCTCTTGTGCAGTCGCATACTCCTCGTCAGTCAACCAACGCATGGCTTTGAAGAACAGCTTGGGTGACTCAGACTTGGTGTCGAACTTCATGCGAGTCACAACCATGTCAGCGCCAACGCTTTGAGCGCCCAACCAACGGGCATAGGCTTGCAAGGGGCGGTTGTCGCCTTCTTCTTTACCGAAGATGGATGTGGCTGGCAGAGCCAACTGCATCACTTCACCTTCCACATCGTTGGCCAGCACTACAGCCAAGCGTTGCTGGTAACGGCAAGCACGGCTTTGACCCGTTCCAGAACCAGCGATGTTTTGTGGGCAGGTGGCACAAGTCTTAGCTTGTGGGTTCTTTGCTTTGGCGTCTGGTGTGTCGCCGTCGTTTGACCAGCAGTCGGGTGCCGCAGGTTTGTCGCTGTCATATTGCTCCAAGAAAAAGGTACGCGCTACTTTGGGGGCGGCCTTGACGATCACCACATCCAGATAACGCTCGTCAATGGCAGTCACTTCTTTGCCGTTGACCATGAGGCGGAACACGCCGCCTTTGATTGAAATGCGTTTGCCGCCGTTGCCGCCACTACCCATCAGGGCTTTGGCTGTTTCGGACAGTTCACCACGCTTGGCGAATGCGGGTAGGTTTGCGCCGTTGAAAAGGGTAATGTTGCTCACTTGGTTTCTCCTGTGATGTAAGCGTGGAATTGTTTAGCGTTGTCGAGCAGTTGGGGCACGGTCAGCATGCCGCCGTTGATCTTGTGATGTTGAAGCGCGAACTCGATTGCGGTCTGACGAACCCAGCGGTCGCTTTCCGCAACGGTTGGGGGTGCGATGGTTTCCGAAATCAACTGCTCGGTGGCGGTAGTAGGCGCATCGAGCGCCTCATCTTTTTTCTTGGTCATATTTTTCTCAGGTTGGTTTGCGTACCGAAATGTCATACTCAGCGTTTGAGTTGAGTCCGGGAGGTACGACCCCGGGGTTTTCTTCCAAGAACTGCTTCATGTTGCCCTGCGCAATACGCTTCTCGTACAGGTCGAGCGCGTCATGTTCAACGACAAACTTTTTGAAGCTGTCCCAGTCGGCTGTCGAGTAGCGTGTCTTCACAGACAACACCACTGTGCCTTGGGGTGTGCGAACAGATGTGACGCCAAGCGCCTGCATCTGGTCTTTCATGGCCGCTTTGATTTCTTCCTGCTGGGCTTTCAGAACCTCCACTTGCGTGTCGTATTCCTTGGTCAGAGTTGAAATCTGATCGCGGATTTTTCGGTAGACTTTTGCAAGCCTATCGAGGGGGATAGTGTCTTCACTCATTTGCTTCTCCGGTTTAATTATCTGTCTAGTGTTTGACAAGTGTACATGGATTTTTTTGAACTTGGAACCCCCTTTCAAGATTTAATTTCTGTGTCGAACAGTTGTGTGAGTAGTGAGTGGTCGCTCACTTTCCCGCTAAGTGCCTTGAACATTTTCTTCTCGATGGGCGAACCCTCGATGTGGATGACGGTCACTTTGTCTGAGTTCTGACCCTTGCGATCAGCGCGTGCAATACATTGGATGTACTGTTCCACCGACATAAGAGGTCCATAGAATACAACCGTGTCTGCCGCAGTCAGCGTGATGCCGTGTGCAGTAGCTTGTGGTTGCATCACCAACACGCGCAGGTCTTGCTCGTTCTGGAATCTGCGAATGATGTCAGCGCGTGCTGTTGGTTTCACATCCCCTTGAATGACCGCAGACTTGATGCCTTGCTTCTCGAAGTGGTTGTGAATGCTGTCGATGCTAGAGCGGAACAACGCGAAGATGATGACCTTGCGGCTCGTCTCTTCCATGATTTCTTCCAGCACATTCAACCTAGGCGCGGCATCGAACTCGACAACTTCTTTGTCGTCTGTGTAGGCAGCACCGCAACTGATCTGCAACAGCTTCGATACACCAGCGGCGGCATTGACCGCGCTGATCGTCTCCCCTGCGGCTTGAATCAGCATACGCTCTTTGAGCAGGTCGTAGTACTTCTTCTGCTGTGGTGTCATCGGCACTTCGCGTGTCATCGTAATCACTGGTGGCAAGTCCAAGCATTGTTCTTTTGTGAACCTGATGGATGGTTGCAACGCTTGGTGCACGACCTCTGTTGCGTTGTGCTTCGGTGCCCACTTGAACATCGTGATCTTGTTCATCACTTGGTCACGCCACGCAGTAAAGAACTTGGGCACGCCGTTGGGGTTCACGAGCTTGGCCAAGCCATACGCGTCAGCAGGTGACTGCGATGCAGGGGTACCCGTCATCATCCACAACAAAGTGTCAGGCTTGATGATCGACTGCAACGACTTCCAACGCTTGGTAGTAACGGTCTTGTACGCGTTGGCTTCATCGACGATGACCAGATCAAACTTGCCGTTGGCGTTTATCTCACCAGCAATTAAGTTCAAGCCTTCGTAGTTGGTGATGACGAACTCATAGTCCTGCTGAATCATCTCTATGCGACGCGATGCTTGCGGGTGGTGGGCGATGACTGCACTGCGGTGAATGATCGAAGCGTTTAAGTCCTGCATCCACGCTGACTGCATGATCGACAGAGGACACAAGATCAAACAGCGACGCACTTCTTTGCGTTGCATCAAGTAGTCAGCCGCCCACAATGCTGAGAGCGTTTTGCCTGTGCCGGGTTCGCTGAACACGAATGCTTTGCGATGCAGCGTGAGGAATGCGGCCGTCTCAACTTGGTGAGCCATAGGCTGAAACTTGCCCGGCCACGCGTAGCGTTTAGTGATTGGCGATGGAACGTTCTTCACGCCCATGTTCTTTAACACACGCGCTTCGTCCAGCCCCCAGAACACAGCAACCTCAGCAGACCCATCGTCGTATTGCTCAACGATCTGACTGCGTGGAATGATGCTGTATTTAGCTGGTGACCGAGTGCGAAACAGTAGTGCCTTGTCTTCGATAATCTCCATTGCTTCTCCAGTTTTTTATTTGTTGTCGCCTTGGTTGGCGCTTCTATTTCTCAATCGCAGATTACCAGTAGTGGTCTTGCCGCCTTTACGCAGAGGCACCTTGTGGTCGATGTCTTTGCCTGAGCGATCAATACCTTTCTTGTCGTACAACTGTCGCGCCTTCTGGCGTTCGAGTTGATCCTTGGTTTCGCCTGTTGACTTCTGTAGTTTGTATGCGTGTTTGTAATTACGCTTGCCGTTTACTTGTGTCACGATTAATGCTCCTTATGAAATTCACATGACTTGACGGGGCACCAGCCACATAGCGGGGTGCGTGTTGGGTTCCATACATCGGCCCCCATCGAGGTAGCGATGCGCCCTACGCGTTCGCGGTATCTCCACCACTCAGCGTCAGCTTCATCGACCGACATACTGTGCTTAACCATATCCTCTTTCACCACGAAGAGCAAGGCAGACTTGACTTCACGGATGTGGGGGTAGTGCTTGAACACCATCAGCGACATCAGCACAAGCTGCTCACGGTCTGGGTATTTGTTGTTGCCTGTCTTGTAGTCAACAACCCAAGCGGTCAGGTTCTCGTCGTCCAGTATGAGCAAGTCAGCTATGCCGCGCACCCACACCGTCTTGTCGAACCAGCCCACAGGGTTGAGCTTCTCATCGAGCGCCATCTTCTGTTCGGCCAGCTTGCGCCCGGGCTTTTTCTTCAAGGCATCGAGCGTGGGCTGAATGAACGCGAACTGCGGGGGCAGGGGCTTGTCATCTCTGATGTGTTCCTCTGCGGCCAAGTGCAGCTGTGTGCCGTAGCGCGTAGCCTCAGTCTCCTGAAACGGATACTTCTTGAGGATCTTCACTTCATGGTAGCGACGAGCGCAACCTTCGTAGTCTTTCAGGGAGCTGTGGCTCCACGTTACTTTGGTCATTAGAACTTGGCCGTTTCTATAGCTTTGGTTAATCGGTTGGCGAACTGCGTGACGAAGCGTTCGTTGTTGTTGAGTCGGTCTTCTCCCATATCGGCAAGGATCGCGTGGACTAGCTCGTGCCAGAACGTGTCGTGCATTTCTTCTTTGCGGAACTTGCGCCCCGTCTTGTTGGATATAGTACCGATCTTGATCTTCTGGTCAGGGTAGTACACGCGTCCCATGTGCCCCTTCTCTCGCATGGCTTCGACCACCTCGATCGAATACCACTTGTCGCCAACTTTAAGTTTGCGTGGTAGGTTCATTTGCTTTCTCCTTATAGTTTGACCAGCTTGCGCATTTGCAGTCTGGGTAGGGGCGCATACAGCGCGGACAATATCCTGTAATTCTCATCACTTCTCCTTAGTTCTTAGCTAACCCATACCGGCGGTGTGCGCCACCGTCAGCGGCCAGAGGTATCCCCGGCAAATACTTCGGCTCCATAGTCATCTGCGCCAAGACCCAAGTCTTAGCGTCCTCGACCTCATCATCAGGCACCACGGCGATTTGTTCATCGTGCACAGTGCCAGCCACAAAGTACCTCTTTGCGGTTCTCAACATACCATCCGTCATCACGCATCTCGCTACGCCCTGCGTGACGTTGTTGGTAATTTTTCCTGCGTATATTTTAGTGGGTTTCACACCCTCTTCGCCATACACCCAGTTGGTAATCACATTGCCATGCCGATCACGCTTGGGCTTGCCCGTCTCAGGGTTCAACTCAGGCTCACGGCGAAGGTTAGGATA